AAAATCTCGGTAAAACAAATCTTTAAAATCTTGAATTGTTATGCCGTCAATTGCTGGCATTATTTACCTTCAATTATTTTAGATAATTCTTCAGTTTTAACCAATTCTTCAATTTTAGTATTTTTAGCAATTTTAATGTTTGATTCTTTAGCTTTAGCTTTAAAAGATTCGATTTCAGCTTTAAGAGATTTGTTTTCTTCTTCTAAAATTCTAATTCTTTCACCGCCATCAGAAGAAATATCATCATATTTTTTAACATGGTCATATTTCAAAAGGATTTCAGCTTCTTTTTCAGAAACAATTAAAGTTGTTTTTGAGTTCCAATTAATAGCTTTCCCTAGCGCCATAACTGACATTTGGGAACCGCTATCATTAAATAAAGTAATATCTGACATATTTTTGATTATTATGAGTTAGTATTATCAAAATAAATTGCATCAGCAGGGCGTTTAAAGAAAACCTTACCTACTTGAGCGTAACCTAATTGCAAATAATCAAAATTGTTTAGTGTGCCAGTTCCAAGCATTGTAAATGGAATTGGAAGGTCAAATACCAAACTTTCAGTTTTATTTTTGTAAAGCATATATCTGTCATAAGACAAAGGAGCTGAGCCATTTGCTTTTTTATACTGAGCTAGTCCAGCCCAAGATTTTTGACCATAAAAATTAGCAATGATTCTAAATTCTTCATTTTGAGTAAGCCTTTTAAAAGCTAATTCAAGATACTCAAATTTAGTTCCGCCACCTAAACCAAATGAAGGAGCAATTAAAGATTGCAAACCCATATAATCAGATTGAGGAATGTAAAAAGTATTTGGAAATTCACCTAAAATTTGATTAGCTTGATAAACACTAATAATTTGTCTTACAAAAGCATCAATTTCAGCCGCAGTCATTTGAGAAATTTGCTTAGTAATCAAACTCGTGTTAGTAGTAACATCAGTTGAAGTCAAAAGACCAGTGTTGTCTTTTTTAGAAAAACCATAAAATAAAATTTTTCTCATGAACAATTCATAATCAAGATTTAAAGCTTCTAATTTTGATTTAACATAATCGTAACCAGATTGACCTAAATAAGCCAATTGTGATTGTTGCAAGAAGTTGTAAGAAATTTGTTTAGCCCAAAATTCTCTATCAATAGGAGTGCTGTCAACGGCAGTTTCAGGTTCGTTGTATTGCCCTTTATTAACAGGAGAAATCAAACCTGATTCTGGATTTTGAATACCAAAAAATTCTTTGATAAATACTCTTGTTGGAGCAAATGGATTTGCACCCATGTCCATAGGAGCATATTTATTAAGCTCTTCTACAAGGTAAAATTTTTGTTTAATAGTTCCTGCTGCTAATTGAGACAATGCAGTAATATTAAAGTTAGCACCAAAGTTTGCTGCTGTATCGTTATTAAATACTTCTTTAAAAGATTTAATTTTTCCTTCGGCAGAATTTTCAAAAAGAGTTCTAATGCTTGCACCTGCTGGAGCTTTTACATCAGAAGGGAGAATTGAATTATTAAATTCACCCCCAGCAAATTGTTCCATGCCATAAGCAAAAGCACCTTTTTGGGAAGCTAGAGCCAAAACATTTGATAATTGGTTGTAACTTAGATTAGAAACGGTCATGTTTTATTTATTTTAAATTAAATTAAAAGACTACCGCCCTAGTCTAAGAAAATTATACTGCTGCTGGAGCAGAAATTTGTATTCTTACTGGAATTAAATCGCCAGTTACCCCACTTGCCAAAGCAGTGCCAATAACTTTATTAGTTCCAAGTGAAGGAATAACCAAATCACCAGTTGCTACGATTTCTAATTTATTCCCAGCAGTTATAGCAGTTGCTCCAACTTCCATAACCATTGTCGAGCCATTAACTAACATTGTGACTTGATCTCCAGCCATAACGGTAGCATCGCCTCCATTGTAAACTGGGTTAAATTTCAAAAACCCTACAATCAAATCAGTTGCAGCAGCTTTATCAACCAAAGGTTGATTGCCAGCGCTACCAATAATTTTTAAAGCTGTCCCGCCTACAATTGTAGAACTGGTTGATGGATTAATTGCCGCTTCTAAAGTGCTTAAAGTATAACCAGAAGAAGGTTGACCTTTAATTGCTAAAGGAGTTGCTTGGTTTAAAGAATATGTTACTGCCATGTTATTTATTTTTTAGAGTTAAAAAATTCGTTATATCCAAATTCAGAAACACCGATTTTGAATGATTTTGAGTTAGCCGAATTGTTAAACGATTTGGCTTCTATTTCTTCTAAAGAAATTTTTTCTTTTAAAACTTCTTCTTTAGAATTTTCTTTTATTTTTGCGTTGGATTTTTTAGAATTTTTCCAGCAATTTTTAAGTTCAGTCATAGAAACTTTTTCGCCTTCAATTTCTACAGAGTTTTCCACTTCTTCTTCATCTGAGTTATCTTTTTCTTCATCTTTTTTATCTTCAGAGTTATTTTTTTTCTTTTTAGAATTTTCCTTTTTCTCTTCTTTAATTTCTTCTTCTTCGTGTTTTTCTAATTTTTTTAAATCTTTTTTGGCTTCTTTATCAGACATATTATTTTTTTTATCGTTATCTTCTTCTTTACTTAACTCTTCATAATCTTCTTTATCACCAATCCAGCCCCTTTTTTCATTAGAATTGTTTTTCTTTTTTTTGGAATTATCAAAAATTCCAGCTAACAATTCTTTGCCTTTTTCAGCGGCAGAAGAAACGAAGCTTACAAAAACACCTTTTTCTATTTCGACTTTTGATTCGTGTTCTAACATAATATTTTCTTTTTTATTTTCATAAATAATCGCCTCCTCATAACGAGGAGTTTTAACCAAAGCTACATGACGAGGTTTGATAGACTTTATTTCAACATCATAAGGAATATTGATATATTCAAATTTTTCTCCATTTAACGGTTCTATAACCTCATCCGCTAAATAAGAAGTAGATATAAAACCAGTTCTTTTTACAGCTTCTTCGCATTCTTGCTCTTTGCCATTTCTAGGAGCAAAACCACAATAATATTTTCCATCTGGTTTAATGAATGTTCCGTCTCTTAAAGTAAAGCCTTCGCCATTGCAAAAGACTTCATCTACTACACCCAAAATATTAGGGTCGGTATCGCTTATTGGTTGATTATGTCCTTCTACTATAGGGCTACCAACAAAAGCTTTTGCTATATCATCAATATATTTGTTAATTAAAACTTTTGACCAGTTTTTGTCATTGTATTTAGCAATTCCCGCATAAATCAAAGGGGCGATATATCTTTTTTGTCCTTCAACGCTGTTTGAGAAAATTTTATTTATTTCTTGCACTTCTGTTAAAAGGTTTTTAAATTGATTAATTGCTAATTAAGTTTTAATTTTTAACTTGTTATCCGAGCTAGCAGATTGCGGGCGGCGACCTACTAGCCGAGATAAAAAGCTAATTGATATTAAAACAATGTAGAGCCTACAGCTTGTAGGCTTGATAAGCCAAAATTAAGAATTTTTAACGCAATAGTCAAATAAATTTATGCAATGTTTAATTTTATTTTTAATAATCATTTTTGTTATAGTCTGCACTGGCTATACTTGCCAAGATTTTGGTGTTTGGTGTCAAAAAGAGCCTTGGGAAAAATAAAATAATGGTTTATCTTCCATCAAAACGCACAATGGAGCTTGCTCATAAACAACATCTTTCTAGAAAAGAAAAAGCGGAGTTAAAGCGGAGAATCGAGTTTGATATGCCGCTAAAGGATAAACCAAAAACTTTGCTGCGGGAAATTTCCAATTCCAAAAGTTCAAATCGCAAATACTATGATTCTTGTATGGATAGCGTGCTGCTTTTAGTATTTTTACTCATCTTAGCAACTTTTATTTGGCATTTCTAATTATCGCCTAATTTGTTTCTTTGTTTAGAATCATCGCCATAAGCATCGCCTGTCGCTTTAGAATTGATTGGCTCTGGTTGTGGGGGCGTTTTATCTGGCACTTCTTCCAAATCAATCTCATTTGGGAATAATTTTAGAATGTTGGCTTGCTCAATTACTTGTTTAGGAGTTAACCACTGTCTATCTCCAAAACGAATTAACAAATCTGCTTGTTGCGATTTAAGTTTAGCCTCTTCCATTGGGCTTAATACCCTTAATGGCGGAAATTTAATTCTTAGAGGCGAGCTTGGTGTTTTGCCAAAGACAACACGGCAACCAATTAAGGTAAGTTCTTTTAAGTTAAATCTGCATTCAGGCGTTCTAATTGTTGATTCAACCATTGAATTATAATTTTCAATGTCATCAGCTTCGCCCCAAACTTTAGAACCAGTTCCGAATAACTTTGAAATTGGAAACATCAGGGAACAAGCAAGTTCAATTCTTATCTGTTCTTTTAGGTCGGGAATACCAGTAAAAGAAATTTGTTTTTGAATATAATCGTCTTCTGCATCAATTGCCAAGCCGTTATTAATACCTTTTAACAAACCTGCAATAGTTGCTTTAGTTTGCACTGCCGTTGCGCCAGCATCAGTTTCAAAAGCTTCATTTAAACCAGCAAACTTGAAAATATCAATTTTAGCTTGGTCAATGTAATTGGCGGTCATGTCATTTAGCTTGTAATAATTAGCTAAAGGTTTAATGACTTTTTCAACTACTGACATGCCCCATCCTCTAAGTAGAGGTCGTAATTGAGGCGGCGGAGTTTTACCATCAATTCTTAGCGCACGGCTTTTATGAACTTTTTTTCCTTGCCAGTAAAAGAAATTAGCTTCTTTTTGAGAAAATGAATTGGTTGGTTTAGCATCGGTGTTAAAACTACTGACAATGTTACTATTGCCATCCCATGATTCATAGGTAGTGTTTATTTGAGTAATTTCCCATAGAGAAACGTCTTTAAACTCAATATTTTGCCCTTTTTCAATTTTATCTAATTCTAATGGGGTATCTAAAGCTTTTCCATCACTAATAATCAAAGCGCCACCACCAAATAATCTAGCCCATTTAGTTGCGTTAATATAACTCTTTAATAAGCCAGAATCTTCAATCCAATCGTGAAGCTTCATTAATTCTTTTGGCGTCAATTCTTTGTCAGCAGTATCGACCATATAGCCGTTGCGAAAAGAATCATCTACGGGCAAATCGATAAATGTTTGAACTATGCCTTCATTTTTATAAAGATAATTAAGAACCCAAAAGTTATTTGAAAATATATAAGGTTGAGAAGCAGCTTGAATTACAGTAATTGCGTCTGTATTGTAATTTGTATTTACAGGAAGCGGGACAAAAAAGTTATTAGGAACACTTAAATTTCCTAATGTAGAATTATTGATTATTTTTTTTAATTTTTTTCTTGTCATGAATTTAAGGCTTTTTTAGCAATTATACTTCTTGCAATATCCGCCATAGTGCTTTTCCTTTTTAAAAATAAAGGAGAAAGGGCATAGCGAAGACTGTCAAACCCATGGTCAAATCCCGCCTCTAATTCGTCCAATATGATTAAATTTTCACCACTTGCGTCTAATTCTGATTTCCATTTATAATTTCTTGCTTCTTCAATTAAATTTTTGCAACGTGGGTGAATAATCATTTCAAATGATTTTAAAAAGTCAACACCTGCTTTAACATAATTGCGGTCTTTCATTTTATCCAAAGGGTCGTCAGTTTTAGTGGTTTTTTTAACTGAAGATATGTTTTTAAAGCCATATTTGCGATATAGTTCGTTAATTAAATCTGGTCTAGAGCTATCGCCATATATAGAAAACCTTGGGTTTTTTATGTCAGGAATTGTTTCTCCCATTAATTTTGAAAATTCGTCCATCAGAATGTGGCTTCTATAAATTTCGTGCGAAATATAAAGCCTATTTTCAATAATATAACACCTAACCACAACATTTGGGTCATTCCAACCAAAATCCACACCAAAAAATCTTCTTTTTTGATAAATAATTTCAACAGGGGCGTCATCGAAAGCTTCAATTTTCCAATTTTTAAACACTAAAGCATCACTTTGCGCTTTTGGCTCACCCAGCCAGACGTGTTTATATTTTTCGTAATCATGTTGTTTACAATATTCCATTTCCGCAACTAAAGCAGTTTCTTTAAAAAAAGGATTATCATAATAATTAACTTTAGTAACAATTGAATCAGGTCTCGGTTCCGATACAAAATAACGATATGTAGCATCGTTAATATCGCGGGGGTTGAAAGTTACCCAAATTTCAGAATTTGCATAACGAATTGTAGGAATTAAAGTGTCCCAACCAAAAGCATCAATTGAGTGCGCTTCTTCCACCCAACAAATAGTAATACCCTCCATTGATTTAACTTCATCAATGTTGTTTTGCAATCCTTTAAAAATAAACTCACTTTCAAGTTCTGGTCTACCTCTATGTTTTGTTTTAATTGAGGTTTTTGTTATTTCAAAGTAAGGCTGTAGACCTAATCTGGTTATAGAGCCAACCAGAAGAGAATGAACAGATTCAAGAATTGAGTTTTGATAAGCTCTTGTGCAAAGTATTTTATGTTTTTCTTCAAAAGATTTAAGCACTAAACAAGCAGCCACTGCCCAACTTTTTCCACTTCCACGACCACCTAAGGCTATTTTGTAACGAGCTTTTTGAGTATAAAAAAAAGCTAATTTTTCTGGAGGGCTAAAATCTATATTAATCATTAAAAATTGCGTGATTTAATTCAAAACCACCCTTACCATTTTCAAATAAAAACCCTTTTACTGCCCATTGCCAAGTATTGGAAAAACCCTCTTCACATTCTTTTTTTAAAGCTCGGCTTAAACCGCTTTCTGACATGCCACACCATGCAGCAAATTCTTGCATGGTTAAGTTATAATCAGATAAATGTTGCGCTATAGTGGATTTATTGTAAGTTCTCGCCATCGCCAAAAGGAATGAATGTTTTAAGATGATAACCGTAAATTTTGCGGTCTTTTAAATTTTTTTCAATATATTCGGCAATTTCTGCTTCACCTTTAAAAAGAATAGGAACGATAAATTTTTTAGTATTTCCTTTTTCATCTTTTAGCTCTTGCTCGAAGGATAAAGGAATTATCCCAATTGGGGTTAGTAATTCTACTGTGAACATTGTTTATTTGTTAAAGTTAAAATTTGTAATTTATCTTCTTCTTTCAAAGAAAGATAAAACTCGGTTTGAATAATGGTTTTGTTATTGCAAAACTCCCACTCTTTTTTTACAAGTTGTGAATACGTTGCAACAATATAACCATCAAACATTTTGTGCCAACATTTTCTTGTTTCTTTGTCAAGACCTTTAAAACTTTTAGCTTGAAGTTGCCATTGTGAAAACAAGGGCATTTTTAACAAATGCGGCTTTTCCCATTTTTCTAATTTTTCTAATTTTTCAGCTACGGCGGCAAATTCATTTAGTGCGGCTCTAGTTTCAATCATTACTCTATAGTTGTTTCCGCTTTCACGGGATTAATATTAATTTGTAAATTTAATGGCTGACTTCCTTTGCTTCCTTTTTCTTCTTCATTTTTAGCTAAAAATTTAAGATATTGCGTAGCGGTTTGGCTTCTAACTTGTTCACTATCAGCACTTGTAGCTAAATTAGTAAAAGATTCCATAACTGCTTGCAAATTGGTTTTTCCATTAGCTTGAGGTAAGTTTGCATGTTCAATAAGAAAATCTCTTAAATCTGTTTCTTTTGTTATAGCAGATAAAGCGTTAGCGCTTCTTTCAGCTAGTTCTTGTTTTTTACTTTGATATTCATTCATTTTTCAAATTATAATATTTACAAAGAAAGCAGAGAAACTCTTCTTGAGCAGCTTTTAAAGCTTTATTGTCATTTTTTTTAATAGAGTATTTTTCTTTACTAGAAAATAAATTATAAGCTATTTCAAATTCTTTATCTATAATCATTTAAGTAAAATCCCTTAATTTGTAATTGCTATTAAGAAAAGTGCAGAGTTCATAAAAGGCTTTGTCTCTGGCTTCCTGCGATTCATAAACAAATAAAAAAGGGCGAGTCATATTCGCATTTTCTTTTAGGCATATTGAAATCTCCAACAAGCGCAATTTAGAAACTGCCGCAATAATATCTAAAGCAATTAAACAATCATTAATAGCAGTTGAACTTCTTATAAACATATAGCCGCTCCTTCATTTATTATAAAAAAATACTTCTCTTGATTTCTTTTTATTTTCTGGAACTCCATATCTGACAAATCTTCATATGAAAGAAAATAAAGCGTAGATTGATTAATTCGTTTTTGTTCATTGCTTCTAAGCCAATTAGCAGCAGGCTCTCCATTATGCTTTTTTAAACGCTCAAATTCATCTTCATTAACTAATTTACTAAACCCACCTAAATTAGCTATAAACACATCAAAACAATTTCTGCAAACTAATTTTATATCATTCTCCATATCCGCCCTTTTTAATTAATATGGCTCCTTGTGATGGACTCGAACCACCGACAACAAAGTTAACAGCTTTGTGCTCTACCAACTGAGCTAACAAGGAAAATTCATAGGTGGGGTCAATTTCTTAAAAAAAAAATAGAAGTCAAGGGCAATTGTAAAAAAGCTAATCTAATAGGTAAAAAGAAAGTGGGTGGGGTGTTATTGAGAGGGGGGTGAATGTGTGATAGAGACTGTATTCACATATATCAAAGCATGCTTTTTACAGTAATTTCCCAAGTTCAAAACGAGTTCAAAGTTACAAGCTCTAGTCTTCAAGGGCTATAAACAAATTCCCTGTAACAGTCATTATGTAAAATAAGATTGATTTATTATCAATTAATCAAATTCACTTAATCAAGCCTAATCGCTTGCATCATCTGGTTTATCAGCATCAAACAATTTTAATCCTGATTTGAATTTGTGCAATGTTGCTACATCTTTCATTGCTCTACTTAAGGCGGCGTTTTCTATTGCATCAATTGCAGCATAAACCCTAAAACTCAAGAACCCATTCTTTTTCTCACAATTATTATATTGCTTATGACTTATCCCCATCAATTCAGCAAGTTCACCTTTTTTCAAACAAAACTTTTTTCTTAAATTCTCTACAGTCTCATAATCCACCACATCCACTCTCCTAAATCTTCTCCTACCAATTTCACTACTCATTTTTTAAACCCATACCCTATATTGTGTTTAATCCACTCAAAACCAAGCTTTTAACAAAGCTTTGGTCGCAATTATCCCTATTTCAGAAATAATAACAAAAAAAGGGTTATTTTTTGCAATTTGATTAGCGCACTGTGGTTTTTCAACAGTAGGTAGGTCAGCTCTCACCTTTATCGCGCTGTTATATCTAACGGTCGGGGGCAATTAGCCTTTTCCCTCTGATTTTAGAAGCCAATCAAACAACAACTAAAATTTGCTCATTAAAGAGCTATTCACTTTTCCCGCGCTGCTTTCGCATTCAATAACCTTATTAAACAAGCTTGCCGCGTTCATCACGCCACTTGAATTTAAAACCCATTTCTTATTATCGCGCGAGGGGTTCAGCTATTATTTTTATTTAAAACAAACTTAAATTCAAAAATACCTTTGTCAATTTCATTTTGGCACAACTTCCTTTTTTTTAATCATTTTTGTTTTTTTTCCTTACCCATTTTTAAGCTAAAATTCTCTAAAAATATTAAAGAAATATCATTCTTTTTCTTGCGTATTAAAAAGCAGTTCTTTAAGATGATGTCACACCAAAAAAACAAATAACAATTTCACGGGTAATAAAATGATTTTAACAAAATCTAAAATAACAAATCTTAACAAAAAAAGTTGGTTTAGTTTTGAAAACCGCCAAGCTTTAAACATCAACGCAAACAATTACGTTTTTAAAAATGGCGATTTAGTAATCTTTTACAATTCCAACATCGTTTGGAAAATTCAAAAATAATAATAAAAAACAGGTAAATCATGCAAACAATTTTAACAATAAGCGCAGAAATGAGAGCTTATTTGAGCGCACTGTCTCAAATAAGAGCTAACGACCTTTACGAATCTTTATCAAAATAAGTATTTAATCAACTAAAAACTATGACAATAACTTTAAAAATTGATTTAAACGAAAACTATCAACTTTGCAAACAGCTTTGGGGAAATGTATTTTTGCCCTGCGGTTTTGAAATTCATGATTGGATTGAAAATAAAAAAACAAGGCAGCACATCGAACTTGATGATTTAATAAAAAATTTAGGTGACGATGAAATTGAGACAAGAAAAAAAATTAATTATTGCGCAAAGTCTTTAAAAGCTAACTTAGCTTTATTCAAAATAAATAATATTAATCAAAAACAGGGGTAATTATGGCAACAAGCAATTTTTACAATAAAAACGCTTCAAAAATCTTCGCAATTGAAGACGAAAATTATTCTTACAAAAAGAAACTTTTAAAAGAGCTTTTAAAAAATGATAAAAATTTTTTTGAACAAGAAAAATTTGATAATAAAAGAAACTTTGAAGGGCAAATTTTAGGCGAGTTTAAACTTAATTTAGAAAGTTGCAGCTTGAAAATATCGCTGGTTATTCGCTCGGGTTATTATAGCGGCGCAAATCTTGATTTTGAAATTGCGATTGTTGATTTTCAAGGCGACGAATGCAGCAATTTTGAAGAACTGGCGCACTTTTTAGAAAGAGAGAATCTAAAATTTAAAAAGCAAATTGCTCAACTTAAAAAGTTCCAAAAAGACACAATTAAAAAATTAGAAAAAATTTATTCGCAAGTTTCTTGCCAAAAATTGTGAGTTAAGGCAAAATTTTCCAATGGCGAAACAATGTATTGTTCCGCTTAATTTAGCTTTAAAAAAACACAAGACAACGAGTTTTCTTAAAATGATACAACTTGTTAAATCTAAATCTTTTTTTAAATAAATTTCTTACGTAATAAAAAACAATAAATAACTTCTCAACTCCCATCAATTCAAAAACTTTAAAACATGAAAACAACAGAAGAAATAAGAGAATTTTTAAAAGAATTAGATAGCAATTTAAATTACATTTCAATTTCAGATTTTATTTATTCCGATAATGAAATCGAGGCAATTGACCAAAACAACGCTTTTGACTCAATTAAAAAGAAATTAGAAGACGATGGCGCCTTTAATGTTGAAATTATTTATTCTTCAGAAGCGATTAAATACCTAGCCGAAAATGACCCCTCTTTGCGAGAATCTTTGGAAATTGCAAACATATTTAGTTACGAAAGCAAAAATCTAAATAGCAAACTTTTGGCAAGTCTTTTGGCTTCTCAAAACGAACGCTCGCTTTTTTACAAGTTAGAGAGCGCAATAGAAGAATTTTTTAATAATTAAAGAAAACAATTAAAATAGGTAAACCATGCAAACCATTAAAACCAAATTTATACCAGCAACAAACACAAAAGGCTTTAGAGTAAAAGCTACTACAACTCTTGGCGAATCTTTATCAATTCCTTATAGCTATTTAATTTGTGACGAACAACAGCAACATGCTAACGCTGCAATTGCGCTTTGTAAAAAACTGGGCTGGGAGGGCGAATTAATTTGCGGCACTACAAAAGAAGGTTTTATTTTTACTTTCGCAAATGAGAAAAAATTTTTAATCAATTAAAAAGGGGCGTAAAAATGGAATTTGTCATTAATTGCTATGAATGGCACAGTAGCGCATCTTTCGACTCTAAAAACCCTAAAATCGAATTTTTCGACAAAGAAACAAAAGAATATTTGGGCAGCACTAATTTTTACAAAACATGCAAAGAGGCGAAGGCTTTTTATCTTAATTTATACAAACAAAAAGTAATCGCTAAAAAATCAAAGGGGCAAAAAAAATCAATTCTACAAAATTTAATTAAAACAAAAAATAGGTAAAAAATGCAAATAGACTTAAATTATTCAATCAACGGCTTATTCACAACGTTTTTACCAAATACTGAAAGTGGACAAAAAGCTTGGCGAGAAATTGCGAGACATACTGAGGGCACTGGTAAGATTTTCACTTTTCACTTAAAAAGCACTTTAAAACAATTAAAAGCGGCTGGATTAGTAGTGAAAAAAACTAAAGAATTATCAGAGAAACAAAAAGAAAAAGAATTTACTAAAATTTTTAAAGAAATGGACGCTTTAAGAATTTAAAAAGCAATTAAAAGGAGCTTTAAACAATGAATAAAAAACAACTAAAATAGGTAATAAAATTATTAAACCAGAGCTCGAACAAATTTTAATCAACTAACAACGCTTTTAAATAAACAATTAAAACAAGGTAAATCATGGAAAACCAAAAATTACATCAACTAGCTCAAACAATTAAAACAAAAATTTTAAATGATTATAAAGATTTAAAACTTGTCGCTAAAATAGATGATATGTTGCCAAAAGTAGATTGGGACGAAATTAGA